AAGGGAGTTTGCTGGGCCGTCTGGAGGCAAATCATATTTGTTGACGAGAGAGGATGAGAAGAGACTTTATGATGCTCTATATCCTCACAAACTTAGAGAAGTTTTAGAGGGTACTCCTTATGGAATGAGGATGTCTGTTCCTCATGATTACCCGATAAAAGCTGTTTCGGCGCGTGGAGGTGAACAGGTTGGCTCCGGCTATACAAATCTTGCAAATTTAACGGATGAGTTTGGAAATTTTACATTTGTGCCACAATCAAAAAATGCTAGTTTAGGAAACGTTGTTCCAGAAAAATATTTATCTCCGACGTTAAATTTGTTGAATTTAAAATAATGCCAATACAATCATGCACATTAAAGAGCGGTAAGAAAGGATGGAAATACGGGAAATCTGGGAAATGCTATGCAAATAAATCAGATGCAGAACGTCAAAGAAAAGCAATCCACGCAAGCGGCTACAAGGGTAGAACTGGAAAAAGCGGTAGAAATCGCTAGAGAGATTAGAAACAGAGAACGGTATAATAAGCTCGACTTCTACGATCCGTATCCTTACCAAAAGAACTTCCATGAAACAGGGTCAGAAGCCAATCAAAGGCTTCTCATGGCGGCTAACCGAATAGGTAAGTCCTATTGTGGGGCCGCAGAAATGGCTTATCACTGCACTGGGTTATACCCAAAGTGGTGGAATGGAAGAAGGTTCACAAAGCCTATAGTGGCGTGGGCAGGTGGCGTATCAAACGAAACCACCAGAGATATTGTACAGTTTGAATTATTGGGTTCCCCTGATGATCCAGAAGCATTTGGATCCGGCGCAATCCCAAGAAGTTGTATTATAAAAACAGAGCGAAAACCGGGCGTACCTAACGCAAAGAGCATGGCACTAATTAGACATGTTTCCGGGGGGAACTCTTCTTTATTTTTTAAGGCGTATGAGATGGGAGTAGATAAGTGGCAGGGAAGAAGTGTGGACTGCTGTTGGCTTGATGAAGAACCAAGTCGAGAGCTGTATTCACAGGCTGTAACACGAACCCTTGACCGGCGCGGAATGGTCTATATGACCTTCACGCCGGAAAACGGTATGACAGAAACAGTCGCCTCCTTTATGAACCGTTTACAATCCGGTCAATCCCTCACTAACGCCACATGGGATGATGCTTCTGAGAAGATCATGTCCATGAAGGGTGAGAGAGGGCATTTATCTGAATCTGTTATGGAACAGATCTTATCCTCTTATTCTCCTCATGAGAGGGAAATGAGAAGATATGGACGACCATCTATTGGTTCCGGTCTTGTATTTCCTCTTGGTGAGGAAAAGATCCTTGTAGAACCTATACCTATAGAGGATCATTGGCCCAGAATAGCAGCGATAGACTTCGGGTGGGATCATCCCACAGCGGTTGTCTGGTGCGCTGTAGATAGGGACACCGAAACATTTTATGTGTACGACTGTTACAGAGCTTCTAAAGCCTCACCGTCCGTACATGCTGATATAATAAAGTCAAGGCCGCATTTTATACCCATAGCCTACCCACATGACGGCAATCGCAGGGATAGCATGGGAAATCCGGGCTTGGCTGACCAGTATAGAAATTTAGGTTGTAATTTTCTTCTGGAGCATTTTACAAATCCACCGGCTCTTGGCGTTAATAAGGGGTCTAACAGTATCGAAGAGGGTTTGATGGCCATGCTACAATTAATAGAAGCCGACAAATTTAAAGTGTTCTCAACCCTTTCCGATTGGTTTGAGGAGTTTAGAATGTATCATAGGAAGAATAATAAGGTGGTTCCTATAAGGGATGATCTTATGTCTGCGACAAGATATGCATTTCAATCACAGCGTTTTGCAGTTTCCGGTAAAGACCCGGAATGGACGAAAGACATCGAATATAGGAATTATGGAATAGTTTAATGGCTGATAAAATTACAGAAGAAGAACTAGTTACTAGAATCCGGGGTGAGATTACAGACTCTCTCGGGTACATGGGAGATACGATATCTCAGCAAAGAGAACAAGCCATGCAGTATTATTATGGCTTACCCTTTGGAAACGAAGTTGATGGTAGATCCCAATATGTAGATTCCACCGTTCAGGATACCATTGAGTGGATTAAACCTTCCTTAATGAGAGTGTTTGCTTCCGGCGATGAGATGGTTAAATTTAATCCTCATGGTCAGGAAGATGTGGCGATGGCTCAACAGGCCACAGATTATGTAAACTATGTATTCACTAAAGATAATCCCGGTTGGGAAATTCTTTATTCGTGGTTCACGGATGCTCTATTAAGCAAGAACGGAATAGTCAAGGTATGGTGGGATGACTATGAGGAAGAGAAGAGAGAGGAATATCAGGGTCTTGATGACTATTCTTTTGAATACCTAATCAACGCTCCAGATGTTGAAGTTGTAGAACATACAGAATATGAGGACGTTGAGTACGAGTCCCAAGAAATTATAGAAGAACCCGGCATGGTTGAAGAACAGGCTACTATGGCCGGGAGAATGCTGCATGATGTTGTAATAAAAAGAAAGTCTTATAGCGGAAAAATTAAAATAGAAAATGTTCCGCCTTCTGAGTTTCTTATCTCAAGAGAAGCAAAGACTATACAGGATGCAAGATTTGTTTGCCATCGTGTTGAAAAGACTTTATCAGAATTAAGAGAGATGTACCCGGATCAGGATCTTGATCCAGAAAGTCTGGGGGGAAGCGATTCTGACATGACTTCCTTCTCGGCGGAAAGACTTGAGCGTTATGCGTTTGATAAATCCGCACGTTATTGGGAAGGTTGGGGCGGAGAGGAATATGGAGAGGAAGGACTAAGAAGGTACTGGCTGCACGAATCATTTCTACAGACAGACTATGATGGAGACGGCATTACAGAATTAAGAAAAATCTGTACCGTTGGTTCAACTGTTCTACAGAATGATGAAATAGATTCTATTCCTTTTGTATCAATTACCCCTGTAAAGATTCCGCATAAGTTCTTTGGGTTATCCATAGCTGATCTTGTTATGGATCTTCAGCTCATGAAGAGTAGCTTAATGCGTAACCTCATGGATAATATGTATAACCAGAATTATGGTAGGTTTGCCGTGCTAGAGGGTCAGGCCAATCTTGATGATCTTCTCACCCAAAGACCGGGTGGTGTAGTAAGGGTCAAATCTCCGAATGCTGTTATGCCCTTGAATACTCCTCCTTTGGAGCCTTACACTTTTCAGATGCTTGAATATCTCGATAGTGTAAGAGAATCAAGGGCGGGTGTATCCAGAATGTCTCAAGGTCTAAATGAGAATGCTCTGACATCTCACACCACAGCAACAGCAGTTAATGCGGTGATGGGGGCGGCACAATCAAGAGTTGAGCTGGTGGCAAGAAATTTCGCGGAGACAGGGGTTAAGGATTTAATGATTCAAATATATACCCTGCTTCACAAGAACCAAGATAAAGAGCGTGTAATTAAACTTAGAAATGAGTGGGTTCCTGTAAGGCCGGATGTATGGAAGGATAACTATGATTGCACTGTATCAGTGGCTTTGGGTAATGGTAATAAAGATCAGCAGATGACTCACCTTTCTCAAATGATAAATTTCGCGGCACAGTCAATGTCAGGTGGATTGCGAATTGTTAATGAACAGAACATGTACAATCTTGGAGCGGCTCTAGTTAAGGCTATGGGCTTCCAAAATGTAAATGATTACTTAACAGATCCTTCACAGATACCGCCTCAACCAGAACAGCCTTCACCTGAACAACAAACAGAAATGATGGAGGCTCAAGTTAAGCAGGAAGAGTTAAAGATTAAAGCCGCAGAAATGCAGTTAAAGGCACAAAAGATACAGCAGGAATATCAGAAATTAGCTGTTGATGCCAACCTAAAGCAACAGGAAATTAATCTCGAAAGAGAACAAAAACGAGCCGTAGCAATAGGAGCCACATGAGCGATTTTCTAAATGATGAAAGAGCAAGACACGCAAATAACTTATTACAAAACGAATTATTTATAGAGTCATTTGACGTTCTAAAAGAAGATTTAATGAACCGTTGGAGTCATAGCGGTTCAACAGAATCGGAATCCAGAGAGTCAATCTGGTTAGCGATGAGATTGCTTGATAAGCTTCATAGCCATATAAAGTCCATAGTTGAAACTGGACATATGAATGAAGCCTTGAAAAAGCAGCACCCGTTCATCTAAAAATTAAGGAGTAAATTATGGCGGATACGCAAGAAGCCCCGCAATTAACCGGCGATAATATGTCGGGCAGTATTAGAGAAGCACAAGAGGCATTACTTGGAATAATGGAGCCTGAAGGGGTCAAACCACAAGAAGAGGAAGCCGCACCTACGGAAGAGGAAGAGTCTACTGAAGAAATTCAAGACGAATCATTTGAAGAGGACGATCAGGAAGCATCCGATGATCAAACCGATGACGAAGAAGTTGAAGAACCTGAAAGTGAAGAACCCGATCTATATGCTGTAACTGTAGACGGCGAAGAACATGAGGTCACCTTTGATGAGCTTCTGAAAGGCTACTCACGCCAATCGGATTATACAAAAAAGACGCAACAGTTGAGCGGAGAGCGCAAGCAAATGGAGGAACTTCATCAGAAGTACACCTCTGAGATTGGGCAAATTCAACAGGAGCGTCAGCAGTACATGGATTACTTGAATCAAATTGTTGATCAGTCCATGAGCGGTTTAGATAAATATGCAAATGTAGATTGGGATGCTTTAAAAAATAAAGACCCAATTGAGTATATAACTAAACGAGAAGAGTATAGGCAGTCACAGGAAAAACTTCAGTCTATGAAGAATGAGCAAGCGCAAGCTCAACATAAGTATGCAATAGATATGAAGCAAACTCAATCTGAAATGGTTCAACAGGAGCATAAAAAGCTAGTTGAAGCAGTACCAGAATGGGGGGATCCTGAACAGCAAAAAACTCTTTCAAGCTCAATAAAAGAATATGGATTGAGTCAGGGTTTCAGCGAAGAAGAATTAAATTCTTTGGTCGATCATAGATCGGTACTTGTTTTAATGAAGGCCGCTAAATTAGATAAGATGGAAAAGTCTAATGTTAAAGCCAGAAAACTAAAAAACAAACCGAAGGTGATTAGACCGGGTAAGGGAACCTCTCAACAAAAACAATCAAAATCTAAACGAACTGCACAAATGAAGCGTCTTCAGGATACAGGACACGTTAAAGATGCGTCCTCACTATTTGAAGATTTCGTCCAAATGTAATTAGGAGAAATATTATGGCAATTCCAGCGAATACTAGGGAAACCTATGGTGCAGTAGGCATCAGGGAAGACCTTAGTAATATCATATATAATATTTCGCCAACTGAGACACCCTTTCTGAGTGGTTGCGGTCGTGAGACTGCTGATAACACTTATTTTGAGTGGCAGACGGATGCATTGACGGCAGCGGCAGCTAATAGAGCCACTGAAGGAAATGATCCAACCTCTGTTGCTGTAAGTGAACCTACAAGGGTAGGGAATTACACCCAGATCTCCGTGAAAGCGGTGCAGACGAGTGGAACAGCAGAGGCCGTAGATTTTGCGGGCAGACGCAGTTCACAAGCGTATCAGTTAGCGAAACGCGCCAAAGAAATGAAGCGTGATATGGAAAAGATGTTGATGGACAATGTAGCACAATCCGCAGGAGC